ATCGAAATCTTCATACTTTACTTTTTGTTTTAACATTTGTGAATACCCCTTTTAATTAATAATTATGCCAACATCGCAATGATTTGTTGTGGTGTCGGAAGATATGCATCACGTGATTCTGTTCCGTAAATAGCCTCTTCGATTTTAGCCAATTTAGCAGCATCGACTTCATTAGAACGGATAGTTAGAACGGATGCAGGTTTCTTACCAGGAATAGGTACTGGTGTTGAAGTAATGCTCCATGATGGGTTTTGTGGTTCTGGACTATCATTCACAGTCGCATGTGAGCGTTCTGATGGAGCAGCTTTACATCCGTACCACAAATGAAGTTTGTAACCGTACTCATTACCTTTAACATCGTTACCGATGATTGATTTGAATGCGAAACCAAATGATTTACGGTTTTGTTGATGTGCTGTAACACCTTTAGCGATTGTTGCCATACCATCACATTCATCAAATTCTTTTGGAGAACTGAATGCTTCGATAGTACCTTCAAATTTCTCAGCACCAGTAAGTGATAAGTATTTAATGTTGTCTGCATACTGGTCATTTGATTCAGCACCTGATGGTGATTCGTTCGCTGCAGTGATACCATTCCAAGCTACCCCACGAGGATATGATCCATCGTCTGCTTGTACAAATAGAACCGCATTAGAGACACCAGTCTCATAAAAGCGTTTCCCAAGTTCGTCAAATACTAATTTAGCCATTTGATAAGCCTCCCGTATTAATTGTTATAAGTGTGTGATTCATATTATCACTAATGAATTCACTATTGTAATAGCAGTATTGCTCTTCGATCAGAGCTTCAACCACTGGCGATTCGACACGCTTATCGATCACAGTAATCTGATACTCTTCATGAGTATGATATCTAAGATTATCAGCATGTCTTTGACGTATTGCTTTTCTCCTGTAAATGATACAAGGATATGACAATGTCGTCTTTCCTGTGGGATTGTAGTAGAGACTATAGCTCTCGCCCGTTTTCGCTATTGCTTTCTGAATGCAATCCCGGATAAGCATCCTCTTGCTCATTATAGACTCCTCCTAAATCCACAAAAATTCTAGGTGCTTTTATGTTGTAAGATACAACTTTCCATTTTACACCTTGGAACTTAACATAAAGCAGATTTGCAATATGTTTCATAAGAAATTGATTGGCAACGATAGAAAGCTGGTTGGTAATTGTGATGTTGTCTATTGTAGATTTGTCCCCATTTTGACGACCGTATCTATTCTGAACGACATCACCCTTAATGATCTTAGACACCAATTGTGGTTCATAGACATCAGGTTCTACCTCGACATCTTTCAATCGAAAACCAGCTTCACCGCTGAACTTCATTCTTATCCTCCAGGAACTCCTGCACGAGCAGCTTCAGGTCCAGCAGCGGCACCTGCTGCAGGTTTGAAGTAAACTGCTGCTTTAGCGCGAGTAAGTGCACCAGACAAGCGAGTTTCGATCAAGTATTTCTGTTTGTTGTAGTCGATATCGAAGTGTTCGAATGTGTTCACTTCACCACCACGGTTAGTACCGATTTGATAGTCCGCAAGGTTAACCATGATCAATTCTTCAGGTTTCAAGAAGTTTGTTTCAACGATTTCAGCTACACCAAACAATGAAGCAAGATATTCTTTAGTTGCAGGTTGTTGTCCACCGAATACCCATTGTTCGTTCTTATTACGCAAGAAGCGAAGTTTTGTCAAGAATAGCGGGTTGATGTACAATGATGGCATACCTGATCCAAGCATCTTAGTCTTTTGTTCAGCAACAGTTTGGAAAATATCCAATAGCATGTTTGGATTGTAAGTTGCTTTGATTGTATAGAAGTCATCGTCTTTTGTGATTGGACGAATGCGATCTTCTTTGATTTTGTTAGCATCACCAGTTGTACGACCATCTGATACCAAGATTGCTTGAGCAATTTCATCGTTCAGTTTGATACGCATTTCTTGGTTGAAGAATGCTGCAACATTCAATTGTTGACCGATATCAATTGCATCGTCACGGTCAATAGATTGTTTTTTATAGATCGTTTGAGGATCTGTTTTACGAGAAAGGAATGAAAGGATTTGTTCTTTCTTTTCAGTTCCCTTAATGTAACCTTTAGCGCGAAGTTGTTCATCAGTCAAGTCAGAAAGGTCTGTCATGATTGACTTAACAAACGCAGTAGGAACTTTAGTTACACGTCTAAGAATGTGTTCTGTTGCAGTGTTTGGCGAGTAGATTACTTGAACACCATTTTGTAATTGGTGATCAGGGAACAACAATTCAATATTGTTCATTGAGTGTTGAAGAACGTCACCGTTTTCCATTTCAGAAAGTACTTGTCCAACTGTGCGGCCAGTTTTCTGAGCAGCTTCAAGAGCCGTTGTCAAGGAATGACGGATAACATCATCATTGTTCATTGCAGATTGTTCAAATGCATTGTAGTGCATAGTTTGTCCTCCTAGGGCAGATTGTTCGATTTCATCACTTTCGTCTGAGTCGTCTTCATCCTCATCAGAACCTTCAGCAAGTTCTTCTAGAATTGCTCCAACTCGGGCATCAACTTCGTCATCAATTTGAGCGTCTACTTCTTCTCCCATTGCTGAAAGGGCTTCATTAACAGCTGCTTCAGTTACAATAGCTACGGCCTCTTGTTGGTCCTCGTTAAGAGTTGCCAAGACACCATCTACAAGTTCAGTAGCGCCGCCATCTTCGGCGTGTTGGATACGGTCAAATAAGCTTACTCGTTCTTGTCCGAGCAATACATCATTTGCAGAATGTAAAAGTTGATCACTTTCCATAATGATTCTTTCTCCTTCATCGGGATTATCCGAGTGCGTTAGCACTTCAGTAATAACAGCTCCCGGATTGGCTCCGGCAACTACAAGTGATACTTCATAGATGTTACCATGGATTACGTCATTATTTGGAGTACGCTTAATACGGTTAGCTCCAATAGACATAGACCAGATATCTCCATGTTGTACAAGTTCTTTGGCATTTTGGGCATTTGGAGTATTATTGAAATAACCTTGCCCGTAAACACCTTCGTCCGCATGGTGTAACATTACATGACCGATGACATTTTCAGGAGTGCTTGGGTCGTGAGACCAAACAAGCGGAACCTTCTTTCCATCATTCTCACGGAATGCTCCATGACGGATCACGACACCATCGGTACACCGCATGTCGTTACGGGTTACATAACCCGCGAAATCATACTTGGGATGTTTATCCATTATACGATTTACCTCCATCATTATTTGCCGCCATTTTGAAGATCCTCTTCACTGTACTGAGGAGTTTCCTCGTAGTACTGTTGATCGTCAGGGGACTCGACCGACCCAGGTATAGACACATCTTGTCTAGAATCCGAAATGTTAGGATTGTACAATTGATCCGCCATCGGATCGTCCATAGGACCATAACCAATGACAGCACGGAATTCATTAGAAGTAAGGATTCTATTCCGAAGAAGAGAGTCTCCAATTGTGGCCAACTGACTAGTCGGAACCAACTTGAACGGATCACTATAAGTCACGATACGATGACCTTGGGTATAGCCAGTCTTCGTGATAAATTTTCTTTGAAATTCTTCCTTAATTCGTGTGACAATTGGATCAATTGTGCGCGTATAGTAGTTCTGCATCTGTTCAGCAGTAGCAGTACCATCAAATACTGATTTTGTCAAACCGATCTGACTAAGTAATTCTTCAGTCAAATATTTAATCTCATCCATAAGATTAGAATTGATTTGTCTATTCAACTGAGTAATCTTTTCATCAGCGGCAATATACGCAATACCTAAATTGGAATCTTGCAATTGTTTCTCAATATCTTTGATACGTCCATCGGCTTCTTGTCGCTTAATATCATTTCGGACCGGAACTGGTAATTGGAGAATCATGTTCCATTTGTTTGCTACAGAATCCAAATCTTGTTTATCAAGAATTGATAATTTCTGAATCAAACGATTCATAGTAGGATTGTCCGTTCCTAGAATATTAGCTAATGGATTCTCAATGATCGCACACATTCGTTTCGGGATAATAATCTCGGAGAAATCACCCTTATTTTCATTGTATACTTTCACTCGAACTTTTGTAGGAAACCATTCGATGACTTTACCAACTCGCATAGATTTGATATCGTACGAGTCAGAACGCATAGGGTCAACAGTTGCCTCAAGTGGAACTGCCACAACGACACCTTCGTCAAATAAAGAATAAACCAAATCGTGGAAGAAGTCGGTGCTAGACTGATCCGTATTCATCTCCACTTCAAACAATCGTTGGAGTGCCGAGGTGTATTGAACCTCTTGATTCTGCATATCAGCAGCTAATTTGACGTGTTGAAATTTAACCATAGATGCATCCATCGCAATTCGGTTAAAGATCATAGATGAAATTGACGATCTGGCATATGATCTTGACGGAATGGCATTATTTGGATTTAATGCTCTTGGCTCCGTTGTAAGTTGATATTGAGTTTGTGTTTCTACCAATGATGGTTTGTTAGTATCGTTGGTAAACATTGACCAGGCATGTTGCAGTCCATCAGTAAAAATACTCATATACTCATACTGGCCTTTCTATACGAATAAATCAAGGTTACGTTTATACGCAACCCAGGCATCTATTAATGCCGCAACGTTATCGATCTTTTCATCGGCACGTTTTTTAGACAATTTATAGTTACCATTGTTATCTTGGATAGCGACAGCATTACCCATCGCAAACTTCATTAGTTCTTCATCAAATATAAGAAGACGTTCCATCGCCAAGTTTTTCAACTCACCCATTGGAACAGATTCGGTTTTGGCACCTTGAATAACCTTCTCAACGCCAAATTCACCGTTATCTCGGGTCCATCTTTCTACAAATTCTCGAGCATTATATGGGTCAAACCCAAATGCGTATACGATATATTTGTGTGAATAGATCATTTCAGTTAGATCGTCATATACTTTATTCAAGTCTAAGACAACTCCATCCATTACAATTAACGTTCCTTCAGCAATCAGTTCATCATAACGATTACGCATCGCTGAAGTTAGTTTCTTGAGTTTTGATTCGCAGACATAAGATCTAGTTTTTATACCAAATCTTCCACGACCAAGTGGAAATAGAAATGTGAAT